TATCTACGCTAGCAGCTGGTTATTCTTTATGGTTAATGACTTTCCATAAAGACAAAAATGTGCTTTGTATTGCCACAAAACAAGAAACAGCACGAAACATGGTAACCAAGGTTAAATTCATGTACGATAATTTGCCTTCTTGGTTAAAAATAGGAGCAGAAGAAAACAATAAATTATCTCTACGATTGAACAATGGCTCAATAATTAAAGCCACTTCTGCTGCTAGTGATGCTGGTAGATCAGAAGCAGTATCGTTACTGATAATAGACGAAGCATCGTTTATTGAAAATATTGGTGAGATATGGGCTTCATCACAACAAACCTTAGCAACAGGTGGTGGAGCTATTGTATTATCTACACCAAATGGAGTAGGAAATTGGTTCCACCAAACATGGGTTCGCGCAGAAAACGCAGACAATGATTTCTTACCCATCAAATTACCTTGGTATGTTCACCCTGAACGAGACGATGCTTGGAGAAAACGACAAGACGAACTATTAGGTGATCCTAGACTAGCAGCCCAAGAATGTGATTGCGACTTTAATACATCAGGTGACGTAGTATTCTATGCAGAATGGATAGATTTTATTAAATCTACTACTCTTAAAGATCCTATGGAACGCAGAGGAGCAGACCAAAACTTATGGGTGTGGGAATCAGCAGATTATTCTAGAGAATATATGGTTATGGCGGATGTTGCTAGAGGAGATGGCAAAGACTTTTCAGCATTCCATGTAATGGATATAGCTACAAACACACAAGTAGCAGAATATAGGGGACAAATGTCACCTAAAGAATTTGGATACATGCTAGTAGCTATTGCTACTGAATATAACAATGCTTTATTAGTTGTAGAAAATGCTACAATTGGGTGGGCAGCACTTGACGCTATAATAGAAAGAGGATATAGAAATTTATACCATTCCCCCAAATCTGATCACCTTACTTCAGAATCGTATTTAAAAATATACGAAGGCGATTCAAATATGACCCCTGGCTTTACAATGTCATTAAGAACTCGTCCTCTTGTAGTAAATAAAATGAGAGAATACATCGGAGACAAAAGTGTTATAATCCAATCTAAACGCTTGTTGGAAGAAATGAGAGTATTTGTTTGGAAAAACGGAAGACCGGAGGCACAACTTGGTTATAACGATGATTTAGTAATGTCTTTTGCAATAGGAATGTATTTAAGAGACACTTCACTAAAATTCCAACAACAGAGTTTAGATATGACCCGAGCAGCTCTTGGAAATATAACAAAAAATACATACGTTGGAGCATACAATCCAAACAATGTAGCAAATCCATATTCAATGAACACAAAATATGGGCAGGAGAACATTAATTGGCTCTTATAATATTTATCGTAAACATAAAAAATGGCAGACACTAGTTTATTTACCCGATTAAAACGTTTATTTTCAACAGACGTTATCATTCGCAACCAAGGTGGCGATCAACTTAAAGTGATTGATGTTGATTCTATACAAACTACAGGAGACATAGCAACAAACTCTGTAATGGATAGATATAATCGTCTATATTCCCCGTCTTCAACGTCACTCTTTGGCCAACAATTAAATATAAACTATCAATACCTTCGCACCATGATCTATTCAGATTATGATACGATGGATTACGATGCTATTATTTCTTCTGCTTTGGATATTATTTCTGATGAATGTACTCTTAAAAACGATATGGGAGAAATACTTCAAATTAGAAGTTCAAATGAAGATATTCAAAAGATATTATACAATTTGTTTTATGATGTATTAAATGTTGAATTTAATTTATGGTCTTGGATTCGCCAAATGAATAAATACGGTGATTTTTTCTTAAAACTTGAAATAGCAGAAAAATTTGGTGTATATAATGTAATACCTTACACAGCTTACCATATTCAAAGACAAGAAAACTATGATCCTGAGCATCCAAATGCTGTAAGATTTAAATATTCTCCTGAAGGATTCTACTCAGGAGGATCCGGGTATTATGGTGTGCCCAACACTTTTGAAAAGGATCAAAGTGCTATATATTTTGATAATTATGAAATGGCTCACTTTAGATTAATAACCGACGTTAATTATCTTCCTTATGGCCGTTCATACCTAGAACCCGCTCGCAGATTATTTAAGCAATACATTCTAATGGAAGATGCGATGTTAATTAATAGAATTTCTCGCAGCCCAGATAGAAGAATATTTTATATCAATGTTGGTTCTATTCCTCCTGCTGAAGTAGAAAACTTTATGCAAAAAACTATTTCAACATTAAAACGTACTCCGTTGATTGACCACGAAACAGGCCAATACAATTTGAAATATAATATGCAAAACCTACTTGAGGATTTCTATATTCCTGTAAGAGGCAACGATACTGTAACTAAAATTGACACCGCTCAGGGCTTACAATTTGACGGCATTACAGACGTAACGTATTTAAGAGACAAATTATTTGCTGCTCTTAAGGTTCCCAAAGCATTTATGGGATACGAAAAAGATTTAACAGGTAAAGCAACATTAGCTGCTGAAGATATTAGATTTGCTCGCACGATTGATAGAATCCAACGTATTGCCCTGTCTGAATTGTATAAAATAGCACTAGTACATTTATATTCTCAAGGATATAACGGAGACGAATTAACAAATTTTGAGCTAGATTTAACAACACCTTCGATCATTTACGATCAAGAAAAAATAGCGTTATTAACCCAAAAGGTAGATTTAGCTCAAAAAATTATGGAAACTAAATTACTACCCACTGATTGGATTTACGATAATATATTCCACTTAAGTGAAGACCAATACGAAGAATATAGAGATTTAATAATTGAGGACCAAAAACGCGCCTTCAGAAACAAACAAGTATCGGAAGAGGGCAATGATCCTAAACTTACAGGTAAATCTTATGGTACACCCCACGATTTAGCTTCATTGTACGGAAGAGGAAGATATGAGGATAATACAGTTCCTGATGGATACGACGAAAAAGTACCATTAGGCCGCCCTGAAGAAAAATCCACAGACCGAAATTCTCAAGAAAGCCCGTTTGGAAAAGATAGATTAGGCAATAGAGGAGCAAAATTTGATGACAATGAATCAGATTCTATTCGCCCGCAATACAAAGGCGGTTCTCCGTTAGCGTTAGAAGCAAAACAAATATATCTTAAAAATAAAAGCCTAATAGAAAGTTTAGCAACCTCGGCCCGCTCTATCAAAGAAAATAAAGAAATTTCGTTTTTAGACGAAAATAATATAATGGAATAAATATTCCGATATATTTATAATAAAAAAAGCCTAGGCTAATGAATATAAAACATTCAAAGATAAAAAATACGGGGATTTTATTTGAACTTTTAGTTCGTCAAATCACCGCTGATACCTTATCTGGAAAGGAATCCAAAGCAGTCAATATTTTAAAAAAATATTTTGTTAAAAGTGAATTAGGAAAAGAATATAAACTTTACGAAACTTTATCTAAACACAGAAACCTTACAGAGGGCAAAGCCGAAATAGTTATCAATTCTATTGTAGAAACTTCTAAAGGCTTAAACAGAGGAGCAATTAAAAGACAAAAATATAATTTAATTAAAGAAATCTCCACTCACTATAATATTGAAGATTTTTTTAAAACCAAACTCCCCAATTATAAACTTCACGCTTCCCTCTACACTCTACTAGAACTATACAACACCAACATAAACAACCCAGATCAACTTATTGAAAATAAAATCAATATTTTAGAAACATTAACATCTAAATCGGTTGATAAACAAAAAGTTAAAGAAGATATTCTTGTAGAGTTCCAATCGTACGATAAAGACCTTCGTATTTTAACATATAAAGTTCTTTTAGAAAAGTTTAATGAAAAATATTCATCACTAAACAACGATCAAAAATTAATATTAAAAGAATTTGTTAATTCTGTTGATTCAACTCCAAAATTAAGAGATTTTTATAATACTAAAATTGAAGAACTTAAAACAAAATTAACTGCTTTGTCTCCTAAAGTTGCAGATAAAACTGTTCAAATTAAACTAGACGAAGTAATTAAATTATTAACCCCATTATCTAAATCTCACAAAGTAGACGACGATAATTTAATAAATTTATTACAATACTATGAACTTTTAAACGAAATTAAAAATATTCATGGGAAAGTATAAATATAAACTTAAAGAAACAAGCACTATAGCTAGTAATTCTGGTTTCACATCAGGAACAGCAGGTGAGAATATTGCTACTCCTAGAGCCTTTAAAAAATCTACAAAAGGAAATTATGGAGCATATACTCAAGTAGGATACAAACCAGTTAAAGAAGGTCCTGGTGCTGATATGGGTCCTGGTCCTAAAGCCGGCCCTAAAGGAGTAACAGATAATACTTATGTAAAAACATTTAAATACAAGTTAGTGAACCAACCAGCATTGAACAAAGCTGCTAAAGGAATTGAAGTTAAACAATTATGGGAAACTATAGAAGTAGAAGATTATTTAAATACTTTAAACATAACCAGTCCTGAAAGGAGAGAATTTTTAACACAACGTTTAGGCGGATTTAATATCTTAGAACAAAAATTAAATCAATTAGTGCCCTTATTACAAGCAGCAAGAAATAAAACCCTGGACTACTATAAAAATAATCCATCATCTTACGCTGTTTTATATTCAACTGATGGCGCTATTGAATTGATAGACGATATAATTAATTCCTTCACCCCAGAAACCAACCAAAACCAATAACAATATGGCAAATATACCCGTAAATTTCGGAGGAGTAATATTAACAGCAGGGCAATCCACCACTGGATCTTTTGCTGGTATTCAAAGTTTAGGAACCGGCTCCATTAATTCCCCCACCGGTTCTATAATTACTACTTTTAAATATGGAACAGGAATAAATGCTGATGGGACTGTAATTGAAGCAACGGGCCCTTCATTTACTTTACCCGCTGGAGAGACAATAAATTTATTTATAACATCTGCAAGTTTAGGAGCCTTAAGTGCACCAGTAATTTTATACACATAATATTTATAATTATGAAAACACTACAAAATCAATATACTGCTATTACAGAAGGTAAAGGAAATAAAGACCATTTTCTAAAACAAGCCCGTCATTTATTTCCCGAGCTTTTGACTGTAAATACTACATTCAACGATGCTATTACAATATTAAAAGGCAAAAACATTCTAACAGAAGCCGTAGGTGGTATTGTCACTCAAAACCCAAACAAACCAGATTGGTTTAAAATTTTTAACACAAACATAAAAGAAGCTGTTGGGGTTAAGGATAAAAAAGAATACGGTGACCAAAATACCTTTGAAAAAATAGACAAAGATGTAGC